GGATTCTTTGCGCGACCAAATGCTTGAATAGCGTTCTTTAAGTCGGCAACATTAGCGATTGGATATGAGCCGTCAGGCATTGCTGCTCCACGGTCTGCAAGGCTTTGGCGTTCTTCAGCAGATACTTGGCGTTTAGCAATCTCACTTGGAAGGGGTGCTGAGTATTCATGTAATTCTTCAACCTGAACAAGTGTTGACTCGCCAGATACGCTCTTAGCCATAATCAATTTGGCTGATGGGTTAGCAGGTCTATCAACAAGGCTAACCTCAATGATCTGACCGTCAATGATTCGACCATTAGCGGCTTTGTTATCACGAACTACGCGAGGTGATTTAATTCCTATTGAGAAGCCTTTAAGAACTCCTGCTTCCACTTTCTTAACGCTAAGTGGGTCAACGACATGAGCAGTAATATAATGACCATCTTCTTTTGCTTCATATTCTTTGGCTACTCCTGCCGCGATTGAGGTATGCATTTCACGAACATTTCCACCAGACTTAAACCATTGAGGCATAGCGGTTGAAAGCCAGCCAGCATCGCAGATTTGATTATCAAGGTCTAGGGTTTCATCCGTAGCTTTGCCGTACACCATAAGCGAACCATCTTCTTGCTTTTCAGACTTGATGATTTGGGCATACGAGGTTGCGAAATCGTTATTCATATTTTCTCCTTAGACCGATGCGGTAACTATTACTAAACCTGCGCCTGTACCTGCTGCTGAAACTGCATAAATGCAATCAAGCGCGTTGCACCAAAGTTGACGAGAACCAGCAGCGGCAATTTTGAAGCCTTGAGTTGCGCCTGAAGTTGTGATGTTTGCATCGCCAATCCAAACAGCGGCGGTGTCGAGGTTGTCAATGTAAATAGGTGCGTTCTGGCGAGTACCTGCCGGAACTTGAAAGATAAGCGTGGCAGTTGTGCCAACGGTGGTGTTTGTCTGAACAAGTGCCATTTATTCTCCTAGGGTTGATGTATCTACATAAGGTGCAAGGCTGCACATACAGTTTGGGTGAGCTGGTGGCTCGGTATCCCCTGAGGGGAAAGTTTCGTCAATGCCTATTGGTGAGGCATCGGCGTTTTCTTGGCAGTCATCGCAACCTTCTGCAACTAACCACTCGACTTGTGAAACCCCTGAGTCTTGATAGAGGTTTCGAGAGGCAACAGATACGGCGCGTGACATTTCGGTTTGCGCGATAACCAGCGCTTGTTGTGGGTCATTAACGACCTGATCTACCATGATGGAAACTGATCTTGGCGTTAAACCTTGCGCAAGCGCATCGCCTAAGACTGTGCCAATTCGGTCAATCTTTGTTTGTGAGATGCCGTCAATAACGATGTTTCGGCGGTCTAATAGATTTTGTAAGCCACTTTTAGGCTTGATAAGGGCAGAAGCGGCTTGATTGCCCGGTTTCCATGTGTTCCAGTCTATCAGACCCACGCTAGGAGCCTTCTGTAGCCCTCTAAGCATGTATTGACCTGCAACCGTACCCAATACCCACCCGTCAGCATAAACGGGCTTTAGAGAGTCAAGCAGGGCTTTTTTATCGGGTGTGATACTTGCCTTAGCCCAATCTCTTGCTTGTTGGGTTGTAGTAGAGGTTGAACCGATGTGCGAGTGAAACCATTTCTCAACGATGTCATCTGCGTTAAAGGCTTTCTTGAATCCCTTACGGATTTGTTCTGCGTGACGAGAGGCAAGTCTGACGGCAGTACCGTGAGCAGGCCATAGCATTACATATCCAAATAGCGTTCGGCGTACCAGCGAGCGCCGTCAATATCGCGCGCTTCAATAAACTTGTTGAGGGTTTCGGCATACGCGCTATCTAGGTGCTTGAACTTAAAAGGCTCTGTTGGCGTGTTACGGCGAATCCATCGGATGAACTTAACGACCTCTTTTTGATCGGCAGGGCGTTCAGGCTCAACTGGTGCTTCAGGTGCTTGCGCGGCTGAAGGTTCGCCATCTTGAATACCGTTATCATCAACAGAGGTTCCAGCGGCAATAACACCGTCGGGGCTAAAGAGATAAACAGATTGACCAGCAACAAGGATGGGCATATCGGCTTCAGGTGTATCAAGAAGCGGCAAACCGTTTTCGGCGCGGTGTTCGTTGATGGTAAGCCCACCGTTGCGGACCTCGGTATCATCGCGTTCTGCTTGGTCTTTGGTGTCGTTGCGTGTTGATGGCATAAACTTAAACTCAAGCTCGCGTGGCATACCTAAGAACGAGTAGGAAAGGTTTGTGATGACCTTGCCAAGCCATTGCTGGATAGGTTCTAGGCCTAATTGTTGAGCAGATTCAGATTCACCCTTTTGGTGACCGCTTGCGCCAATTCCACCCTTAGATGAAAAGCCGATCTCTGTTGGCAATACGCCAAAGTGACCGCAAATTGAGGTGATGAGGTATTCGTCAAATGTATCTGAAAACTTTTCGCCATAACCTTCAAGTTGAACCGCCTTAATACCTGCTGGAAGTAGGCGAGCGCGCTTGCGTTGCTCTGTCTGTCCTGCAAGATCATCGTTAAAGATGTTTTCATAAGCGCGAAGCAATTCTGGGTTATTGCCAAAGGTTGCATCTGTTTCAAATAGCATCTCTGGCACAACGCCATCGGTGTATTCGGCGCGAATCCATTGCTGACGGCGTAGGTAAATGTCGGCGATAGTAAGTGCGCGCTCAACAGGTGAGTAACCATAAACAGTCCAAGTGCGGCGGTTCATAATGTTGTAAATAAGTTGGTCAGAAGTGAACTCGCCATCGGCATCAGGTGAATCGTTGGTGATGTCGAACTCTGAGCGTGGGAAGCCGTAAAGAATTTGTTGGAATGCAGGGCCTTGTTCTGGGTTTGGTCGGAAACCTAGATCGTTGATGAGAGGCTTGATGGTTGAGCCATCTAATACCTTAAATCCAAGTAGATCGCCGCCAACAGACTTTTGAGGCCAGATAGCCCAAGCATCGAGAACGAGGACTTCTTCTAAGCAAAGGCGAATCCAATCGGCAAAAGTTAGACCTTCTGCGACATCTGGCATCTTCCAAAAATCAACAAGGCGGTCAATGTCATCCGAGAACTGCTGGCGAGCCTTATCCATTGCCTGAAGATGATTGCCACCTGATTCGGCAATGATTTTTTCACTAGCTGAGCCTGAAAGAACAATATCCCATTCAAGGGAAACCACTTTGTTTTTAAGAACTTCAATACAACGGCGCAAGATGTCAATTTGATCGGCAGCGGCGCGAAGGGTTGCAAAAGGTACAAGGCGAGTTTCGGTGATGTTGATGTTCTGAGCAACAAGGAACTCGTAGCGGCGAGGGTCTGGGCGGCCACGATCTTGCAATGGGTTGATAGCACCGGGAACGAGAGGAACGCCCGGTGTAAAGGGAACATTGGCGATGTTAGGGTCGCGCGGTAGCGGTACTTGTGTGCCATAACCCTGCTGTTGGGAAAGGGCGTTGTTGCGCATCTGTGTTTCAGACATTGCAACTGAGCCTGTTGGGAGAGTTGGGGCTTTGGTAATCTCTAATGCTACGCGAGCTGCAAGCCTATCTAGGATGCCCATGTATTCTCCTTATTGTATTCGTGCAAGATTGCTTTCGATGGCTTGTCGGTAATTGGTTGGAATATCTTTAGTAAGTAGATAATTGAAATCCTTAATAGATTCATCTTTGCGACCAATCCACCAAGCAGACACGGCTTTTTCAAAGATCAGATACAAAGGGTCATATCCAAGATCATCGAATAAAGGTGCTTGATCGCTAGCGTGAAGCCCTATCTGAGCGAATGTGTAGCACTCTTGCCATTTCTTAGAACGATCATAGAAGCGAGCCAGCCAAAAGTAACCTTCTGGGCGGTCTGGGTCATGCGCGATTGCTTTATAGATAAGGTTCTCAACTGTTGCTTGGCGATTTTGTTGAGTTTCAAAGCATTGCGCGGCTTTGATAAGCGAGCAATAAACATAATCCGAGTGATCGCCATATTCAGCAGTCCGCAGGTAGAAAGAGATTGCGCTCGCGGTCTGCCCGATGATCTCATACGCCTGAGCGATCTCATAGTTTAATTTAGGGTCAAACGGGTTCTTTGATAAATCCGTAATCAGGGTTTCTATAAGCACTCAGCCACCATTTCATTAACAAGGTTTTGAGGAACTTGCAACATGAAAGCGGCGTTATCTTGAAATCCAAAGCCAATAAGTAGATCGCCATTGTGTTCGGCGATTCCTGCGCAAAACTCAATCTGCCCATCTAGGAACGACCAGTTCTCAGGTGAGAAGCCAATCAGCTCGAAGTCTTGATTCCAGACACATAGTCTGTGGCGATAAGTGCCGTTCTTTTGCCCCATGTAATTCTTGAACAAAACGACCTCATGTGTGACGGCGATGTAATACTCACCCCACCGAATAACCTGCGAGCCGCCGCGTTGATCTGTCGGCGGTTGCTTGCCTTCTTTCAGCGATACGACCTGAGCAGGGTTAGAAGTCGCGCTAACGACCTCGGTAGGCGCAGTCCATTTGATGTACTCAAACGGGCGATCTTGAATAGCCATCCAGTTTTTCTCGCAATAAGAAGTCGTGTCGGTGACTTCAATACGCTGGCGCGAAACCTCTTTAGCAGACCAGTTGGTCTTGTCAATCTCGATCTGGCATAACTCCATGCGACCTTGCCCGTTAGGGGTTGTGTCGCGACGAACGCCTGAGATGTAATACTTGCCATTCCACTTGCTTAGTCGAGCATCTTCCAGCCCGACAAACTCCCAAATAGGTTCGTGCAGGTTAAGCATCTCAATTTGACAATATTGGGCAATCGTTAGATCGTCATTAAGTCTGCAAAGGTAATTGGTAGTTCTTAGGTGCTGATCTTGTTCTGGGTGCAGATACGCTAACGGCCCCCAAATGCTAGGAAAGCGCATAGTGTTTTCTGAGTGATAAAGCGAGTAGTTTATATGGCGAACAATGCAGAGAATATCGCCATCATCATCTATAAAGATTGATGGGTTCATTAACCCTGTGCCATTGGTGATTTCAGCTGGGATAATTAGCGGTGAAAGTCTGCCGTTATGCTGAACTGCCTTTTGAACCAAGTTCATCAAGCTATTCTAGCAGAGAGTGTGCTTAGGAAAGAGGAGCTACCGGCGCACCCGTAACCGCAGCAACTTCATCAGCCGTCAAGCCAAGGGCTGCTAGTTTGGCTTGGGCTGAGGCAAGAGCCGCTTCTTTAGCAGCGTTTTCATCGGCCTTAGCCGCCGCATCAGCAACTGCCTGAGCCGCACTAGCCGCCTGAGCCGCCAATTCATCAGCGGTCATTGGGCGAGTTACTACCTCGCCTGTCGTACAATTAACTTCTAATACATCTGTCATTTGTTTTCTCCTTTAACTATTATTGATTCCGTAGAGGTAAAAATTTGAATACTGAACAAAGTTGCCCGAATCTGGCGTTAGCGTGATTGAGGAAATACCAGAGGCTCCGCGATAAAGATGGGCATTTGCTTGAATCTCAGCGTGTGCCGCAGTTATATCGTTAGTTTCAACT